GATAAATTAACATATTTTGACCAATATGGAGGGGCTTTAGTTTTATTTATCATAATAACAATCATAATATTAATACTTATATCATATTTTCATACAATGATAAATATACAACCAATTATTGATGATTGGCCTAATCAAAGATGTAATCCAGTTTACTTACCATTTGCTGGATTTATTACTCATCCTGAAGGAGTATCGGCTACTGATTATACATCAGAAAATTTTACATATTGTACTCAAAATATTTTATCTAGTATAACCGGTTTTGCTGTACAACCATTAACAGCATTAACGAATACTTTACAATCTATAGCTGATATTATTAAAAATGCTATTCAATCTATTAGAGCTATGTTTGATAAAGTTAGATCATCTATGCAAGCAGTTTCTCAAGAAATTATGGGAAGAATTATGAATGTTATGATGCCTTTAATGCAAATTATAATTAGCTTTAAAGATTTGGTAAGTAAAATTCAAGGAACTATGACTGCTGGATTATTTACATTATTGGGCGGCTATTATACACTTAAATCCTTAATGGGTGCTATTGCTCAATTTATTATTATTATTTTAATTGCACTTGCTGTAATGATTGCTGTTTTCTGGATTGTTCCATTTACTTGGGGAGCAGCTATAGCTAATACTGTTATTTTTATAGCTATTTCTATTCCTATGGCAATTATTTTGGCATTTATGGTTGATGTATTAAAGGTTAGTCCTGGTCTTAGTATTCCAAAAGTGAAATGTTTCGATAAAGATACTTTATTAAAAATGAATGATGGAACACTTAAAAAAATTATTGATATTGAAACTGGTGATGTTCTCTTTAATAATAACATTGTTACTGCTAAAATTAAAGTAACATCTGAAGGTTCTCAAATGTATGTATTAAATAATATAATCGTCTCTAATTCACATATTGTTAAATACCAAGATAAATGGATTCCTGTTTCACAACATCCTTACGCATATAAATATAATTCATATAACGACGAATTCCTCTATTGTTTAAATACAACATATAAAATTATTGAAATCAATGATATTATTTTTACTGATTGGGATGAAATATATGATGAAACATTAAATAAGGTCATTAATAACCAAATTACTCCTATTCCTAATATATATTCTATTCATGAATCGCTAGATTGTGGGTTTTCTAGTTCAACAAAAATTCAACTTAAAGATGATTCATATGTGGATATTGACAAAATTAAAATTAATGATATACTACAAAATGGAGAGAAAGTTTATGGTCTTGTAGAAATAGATGGATTAAATATTATTCAACAATTTAGATATAATTTAGGCGAAAACAAATTTATTGAAGGTTATGCGCCAAATTTAATGTTTATTGATAAAGAAATTATTCATATGAATCATAAATTATATCATCTTTTGACAGATAATGGAACATTTAAAATAGAAAATACTATCATTAAGGATTACAATGCGGCTATTGATAGATTTTTAGAAAAACAATAAATCAAAAATATTATCTATTAATTATGTATAATATGGATATCTCAGTTTTAGGATTTAAATTGAATGTAGAGATTTTAATTTTAATTGGTGTCGTTTATTTAATTTTAGTAGGACATACTTTATGTGGATGCTGTAATTATAGTTTAATGGAAGCATTTACTGATGCCTCTGGTAATATAGCTTCTGCTGTTCAAGATATGTCAGGAAATGTTCCTGCTCCTCTTGTTGCTAAAGCTATACAATCTAAAGAAGGATTTGTTGGGGCTAATACAAACTATGGTCAATCATCACCATATGATTTAAATTCTGGTTCTATGATTAATACATCATCTTGGAGCGCTCCTGATATGACTGTTATACCTGGTAAAACCTTAAGTCCTGGTGTTAAACAATTTTTAGCAAGAGAACCCCAGCCTATTCCTCTCCCAGAAGGCGAATTAAGTATGTTTGCTAGTACTCCATTTAAACCAGAATGCTGTCCTAATACTTATAGCACATCAACCGGTTGCGCTTGTATGACTGGTCAGCAATATAATTATCTCGTAACACGTGGTGGAAATAATGTTCCATATTCTGAATACTAAACCATAAATGCTCTTGTTTTAAAATAAAATTTACAATAATGTTATAAATTTTATTAAGTTCACAAATTTTCAGATACTAAATTTTTATGTATAACTTTAATAATTATATAATATATATGCCAAAAAGTAGTAGAATAAAGAATAATTCAAATAATAAAACCAAGAAACTTATTAGTAAAATATGTCCAATAGGTTTAAAACCTTTTGAAAAAAAGTTTAGTAAAACCCTATCAATTCAAGAAGCAAAAAAATTAAGAAACTTAGAAACATTTAAAAAAGCAGAGTTTGCTAGAGAATTATTATCCAGATTTGCTCCTTATGGTGTAAAACCAAATGACGATTTTTATGATTATATTAATTATTTATGGCTTAAGAATGTTAGTTTAGAAAAACAACAAAAATATATAGTTCAGGTTGATGATTTTCGTTTAGCACAAGATAAAGTTTATAAAGAATTAAATACAATTATTGTTGATTATTATAATAGTCATAACAATAGGCTTGCTAAAAACCTAAGAAATTACCATTATTCAGTTGTTAAGATGAATCCTAAACCATATAGTAAAAAGCTAGCTCATCAAGCAATAAGTATAGTTGATGAATTTATAAAAAATGATAATCCATGGGCTTTGTTAGCTTATTTCAACAAAGATGAAATGATTTGTAATCATACTCCCTTTGTTTGGTCTTTAAATCCGGATGATAAAGAACCTACAATTTTTAGATGTTATATTACCCCAATTCGTTTTATTATTCTTGATTTGGCTGTTTATTATGATGATGGTAAGGATGTTGCTTATAAACAAAATTATAGAAAAAAATATATTGAATCAGTTCGAAAGATGTTTGATGTAACACTTGGTAAAAATGATTTTATACCAAAAGATTGTTTTGATGTCCAAGTAGATATATTTAATGCTTTAGGATGTATTGATGTGACATCAAAAGAAGAGTCAACATACAATAAAGTATCAAAGGGTGAAGCTATGGAAAAATATGGTTTTGATTGGCATGAATTTTCAAAACAATTAGGTTTTAATAACCCTCCAGATTTTTTTATTACATCTACTTTAAATTATTTAAAATGTGGTTCTAAATTGCTTTTAGATAATTGGAAAACTCCAAAATGGAGAACATATTGGATATATTTATTAATTAATCGAATAGTAAGAATAACTAAAGATTGGGAGAATATTAATTATGAGTTTTTTGGAAAATTCGAGAGAGGTCAAGAAGAAATAAACGAATCAAATGCTGTAAGTGCTTCTTTATATATGTCTGTTCCATTTAATACATTTTTAACTAATGAGTATGTTAAAAAATTTGAAAATCCTGGAGCAATGAAATATACTGAGACATTATGTAGCGATCTTAAAATAGTATTTAAAAGAATTTTAGAAAGAAATAAATGGTTACAACCATCAACAAAAAAATACGCATTAAAAAAAATAGATGCATTTAGATTTATATATGGTAAACCAGAAGATTTGAGAGAGGACCCTGATTTAAATTATACAAGAGTTTTATATGATAATATGAAAAAAATAATGGATTGGAGACATCAAAGATATATAGAGCTTGAAGGTAAAAAAGTTATTGATATTCCATACATGGATTGGACACAATATCCTGTTAAAATGTCTGGAACTCAAGCTTATATAGTAAATGCTTCATATACACCATCAAAAAATGCTATTTACATAAATCTTGGATATATTCAGAAGCCATTTGTAGATTTAGATGAGAGAGGTATTGAATATAATTTAGCACATTTAGGTTTTACAATTGGGCATGAAATGTCGCATGGATTTGATGATATGGGTAGTAAATATGGAACTGATGGTAAATTATTTGATTGGTGGACAGAAAAAGACAAGAAACATTATAAAAAAATCCAAGATGATGTTTTAAAACAATACGAAGAATTTGCTGCTAGAGATGGTATTAAATTTGATGCTTCAATTGGACTTGGAGAAGACTTAGCAGATATCTCAGGCATTGCTATTTGTGATGAATATTTGAGAGATTTCCAAGATAATAATCAAGATTTAATTCCTATTAGAGCATTGTCTTATGAAGGATTTTATACATATTTTGCTTTCCAACAAAAACAATTAGTAGGTAAAAAAGCAATAGCAGCTCAATTAAAAACAAATCCTCATCCACTAGATAAATATAGATGTAATATCCCATTATCACGTTCTTCAATATTTAGAGCTTTATATGATGTTAAGAAAGGTGATGACATGTGGTGGCATAATACGGATACAGTTTGGTCATAAAATCTTTAAATATATTTAATAAATAATATATTTAAACTACTTAAAGCAACGCTACCTTCGGTTAAAGCAATGATTTGTCGATTACTACCTCTTTGGCAATATTTTTTATTATTTTTTCAGTCTTTTCTTCGTCATTATTTCCAGCACCACCCATAGCTTCTATAACTAATTTACTATATTGGTCTGAATATTTTGATTCACTAAAATTACAACCTGGATGTACTTCTTTATATTTTTGAATTAATCTCTCATTTTTACGAGAAACTTTATTTATAACATTTTTTATTTTTTTCTTATCATCATCTTCCTTTTCCCATTTATCTTCATCTTTAATATAAATAACTTCTCTCTTTTTATCGGCACAATGTATTGGCCTTTCAGTTACATCCAATGCCTTTAAATTTTTTACTATAATATTTGAAATACCTTCTACATAACCCATTTCACCAACTGATTCTAAATCTGAAAGTTGTAATTGAATAGATTCTGCAAAATCCATAATATTCATAGCATTTTTACATGTCTCATTTAAAAAGAAATTTAAATTAAAAGCTTTATTATGTGAATTTGTATGAGTATTTGTTGTATTATGTATGCCATTTTTACATATTTCTAATACTTTATTATTATTCTCTAACATTAATGACTGCTGTTCCATCATCATTTTTCTAAGCTCGTTATTATCTTTTATTAACATCATGATTAGGTCCTTGTCAGCTATAGATTCATTATGTTTTGATATATTTTTCACATCATTATCGTGTTCAAAATTATCGTCTATGTAATCATTAAAACATATTTTTTTATGTTTCCATAATCCCTGTCGATGTTTATAAATTTTTCCACATTCACATTCGAAGGTCTGGCTGGCTACTTTTTGGCTACTTTTGGCTACTTTTTGTCCTCCAATGTAATCCTCTGTCATCCGCTGATGTTTTGGTGTAATTATATGCTTGTCGTAATTCGTTTTTTTACTTGTAATATAGTTACAAATTTTACAATAAAATTTTTGAGCTACTTTTTGGCTACTTTTTTCCTTAATTTTGTAATCCTTGTCCTCCATATGTAATCCTTAGATAAAATCTTTAAGTTTTTTATTTTTTAAATTATCGTCACAATTTGAAAATTATTTTTTCTGCGACCAGACCTTAATTTTAAAATATGCTCACAACTCATTCATTTTCCATAAAATATCCGGGCTTTTAAAAAATGGACAAAAATAAATGTCCAAATTTTAAAAGTTAAAATACTTTTCATTTTTTGAATTCATTCTTTTTCTCTACACGTGTAGGGAACTTTTTTTGACCATTTTTTCAAAAAATCAGAGATTCCCCTTCATTATGTAGTATATCGGCTTTAAGCCGCTTTTAAAATTTATTATTTTTTTGTATATTCACAAATTTCACAATACACTATATTTTTACTCTTATCTGGTCCCAAATCTATCATATCTTCTATAAAACTATGGACACAAAGCTTGTTTATTCTTTGTGAACAAATATTTTTCAGATGTTTGGTATACTTTAATTTACTTATGAAATAATTTTTATTATTATTTAAAAAAAAAGTCTCACCTAATTCTTTACATAATTCTTCTTCTATACTTAAATTACTTGTTTTATCAAGTATACAATCATAATTATATATTATATCTTCCAAATCCCTTATTATATTATCATATGCCTTTCTGCAGTATAAATAATATTCCAAACTCATATTATTTATATTTATATTATAATGTATTTATATTATTTAATTATATAATGACCTCCATGTTTCTAGACCATCTGATTCCCTCTTTATTAATTTATTTACAATATCTCTTGTTACGTTAAAAGGAAACTCTACCTTTAAAGACATTTCACCTTCAAACAGATTTGAATCTGGCTTCATCAATCTATATAAATTTAACTTTGTATGAATTATTTCTAAACAACGTTTCATATTTCTTACACCATCTTCTCTTTGACAATATGACTCATTAATATAACCAAGGACATCATCTGGAATTATTATATCATTATTGCTAAATTTAACTTGTTCTCTAATTTTTGGTAATAAATAATTATTAGCAATTACTGTCTTCTCCTT